GGATAGTTGGGGTCAGGCGTTGAAATTACCAAACCAAGTAACATGAATTACATGGTTTTGGGTTTTAATGACTTTTCCTTGTCGAGGGAACACATGTTCACAGAGTCAGTTCCGCTAATGCATTAGAGGCTAAGTTAACTCCAGCCGCTAAAGAACCATAAGGTCCTGGTAGCGCCATTCCAACTCCAGACAAAGTTCGAATAATACCTAGTACTCTTCTCCAAAAGTCTGGATTTTCAGCTACGCCAACCGCTATTGGCAACTGTTTAATGATCTCTCTGTACAATGCTATGGCCTGATAATCACTAGGGCTCATAGTTTGATATTCATAAAGCATAGAGCCTGAAGTCACTTGGTATTCGACACAAGCCCATGTTTTAAGAATCATAGAAACATTAGTAGTTAAACCGGAAATTTTAATAATAACCGATTCAAAGTGATTGTCGATGCCACTCAAAGCACACGTAGATGAGGTAAAACTACAAAAGTCAGTTCCTGTAACAATACCATTGGGTATTGCAGTGATACCTTCCATCACAGGTGTAAACGGAAAATCATTTGCATAATTATAAGCTCCACTATACACTCCATTGACTAGGGGTGCTGTATATTGATTAGTTTGGCCAAAGTAATTCAAAGCCTCTAATCCTGACACAGTATGAAGATTGTTTGTAGTCACTGTAGAACCTTGTCTAGGAACCATAGATAATTTGGCCTTCATACATTGTATGTTTCCGGACCAAGTCATCTGATTGGTTGTACAAACTAATTCTATATGATTACTAACAAATCTAAATTGGGACATTATGGCATTAGTGTTGGTACCAGTAGTGCCGAAAATGTTAGCTGAATCAGCATACGAAGTACAGCTGATAGTTTCATTCCCAGCAAAAGTGGCTAACGACGCCTTACTGGCACTAGCATAAGCAATACCAGGTATAGGCACTAAAATGACATAATAATCCTGTCCTGATGAAAGGGTTAGGGGCTGAACTAAACGATGTCTCTTAATCAAAGACATGCCTTCAAACCCATCGGGTACGCCTAAAACATTGTTCACAGCGAAATCAACGGGCGCAAAGGCACATTTTAGGTAACTAACTCCTTCAGGAGTCAACCTATTTAAACGGCCTTGTTTGTTCATTGTACGCACAGCTGTATCAACACCAGGAGCAACTCCTTGCATTGGTGAAGGCATAACTGTGACAGTTTTCAATTGCGATTGCATATTTGATTTCATTAACTTAACCCTTTGTCTGCGTCTAGCAGCCCTGGCTCTCTGAGCAGGTGTCTTGGGTTTAGGTTGATTTTGTTGATTTTGTTGATTGTTGTTCTGACGGTTCTTTGTTGGCATTTTGATAGTATAAATCTTCAAAATTTATATTTTGCTCCCCTCCGAGCTTCAAATATCCCACTGATGCCAATAAATTAGCGTAAAATGGATACTGAGGATGGTTAACCATCTCAGTTTCAAAAGCACTAATATATGTCATCAGCTCACCGTGAGTTCTTGGATTCGTCATCAGTATGTTGCCTAGCAACTTCTGAGGATTAGCCGGGTAACTACCCTTCTCAGTGAATATTCTGCTACAAAACTCAAAGTCTTTGTCAACTTTGTCATAAACTTTAACAGTTATTCCTAAAGAAGCGTATTTAGCCTGGGCATTTTCGACTTCATCTTCGATACAATCATCACCCATAGACAAGGACTCATTAGGTAAATCAAGGTCATCCGAAACATGCATCCTGACTATATTCCTAGCTAGTGAGTTACCTCTACTAGTTTGAAACCTACCAGAATTTATGTTCCCAGGTATTGTTAGTGTATAAAGGTCACCATCAGATGTGCTGTACAAACTATGACCTGCTATATAAGCATCCATCCTAATTAGACGTATCCAATCAGAATTAGGATTTATACATTGCATTATAGTAAATTCAGCTGCATCCTCATGCAACCATTGTTGGCAGGACCAATCCCACCCACTAACATCGGAGCTAACTGGTTTGGCCATATTATGTACTCTTTGGTATAAAATTTTGGACATTTCATCCGTAAATCCCAAACCAGGAACACTAGGTATGGCAAACCAATTGTCTACTTCCAATTCCTTAATCCTACGTATAAGAACCATCTCTATGAGTTTATCAATCGTGGACACAGACATGATCAAACGCAACCTACCTTCTTGTATCTTTGTGATTTTGTGCAATTCATCCTTAATGAATAGACGCACTGGATCACAAAGACCTTTCTGTACCAATTCTATTTGGTCCATACTTCGATAATTGGGCGTGTTCAACCGTATTTGTATTCTATCTTTGACTAAAGTCTTAACAAGATCTCTTGATTCCAACAAAGCTTTGTTATCCTTGGCTAATGCCATATAAGGTACGCCTGGTGAAGCGTCTAGTTTCAGGATATCAATGCAATGATTTAATTCATCGTCAAACTTCTTATCATTAAAAGAGGAGTAACTCAACATGAACTTTGGGTATCTAGGCAATAATTTCTCTAGTACCAAGTTTCTGTTAACGTTACTAGGAGGCTGCACTAACTTTCTCTTACTCGCTTGTAAGTAAAATGAAGTTCTCTCAGCGTCGCTAGTCCTGGAAGGCAAACCATAATCACTTAAACTAGGCAAAAGTTTCTCAGCTTCTAAGAAACATAATGTCTTCTTAAGTGGTTTTCCAGTTTGTGTAGTTACCGTGGACCTGCCAACGTAAACACAACCGTTCATGTCAACTCTCTCCTCTTTAGAAAGTATATTATATACATTTTCCCCAACGACCTGCATGGGGGTGACTAGTTTAAAGGACTGAAGGCTGGCTTAGTCTCTTTCTTCTTTAAAATAGACTTAGTCTCCTTCTTAATATCTTTATTCTTCTGCGTGGCTTTAAGTTGATCTGGAGCAACAGTCTTCTTAACTCTAGGTATTAACTTAGTTGGTATTAAGTTACCTATTGTCGAGACTACTGATTGCTTCAAATTCTTTATCTGCGCTTGTAATAAAAGTTTCCTATCATATTGTTCGGTAGTAAATCCAGCTCCTTTCGTGTTCATAGCAATATTGAGTTGCTTGAGTTCACTAGTTAAAGCATTAATCTTCTCACGTTTATTATCAATAATCACTTGGGTTTTAGCATTATGGTCTTTAGCAAAAGGAACGCGTTCTGCAGGTGGCAACTTTTTCATAGCTTCATAAGCTGGAATTATGACGTTGATACGGCTTATGACAGGTTTAATGTCATTTCCCACTTTCACATCAACCTTCACTTCATCAAACACTTTGCCTTCCGCATTCCTAACGGCTTGCACCTCTGTCTTAGGAGCGCAATCAGCAAATATTTTCTGTAATGAAGGGTGAGGATCATGTGGCGCTGTATGGGCTTGGTTAGTGGCTAATTGCATGAACAATTCTTTAGTAATATTAGTGATCTTGGTAGTTAAATTGGCTTCTATTTCTAAAAGTCTATCTTCCACCTTATCCTTTAATACTTCTTTCTCTTGTTCATTACCGTTCCTCTCAACAGCATTAATGGAATGTTGCATACCTAATAAGTCTGCTAACTCACATTGCTTGCCATCAAGTAACTTGTAATTAACTTGTCTAACGGTTCCCCCACATTGCAAACAAGGTTCAAAAGAAGCACCAAAACTTTGTGTCGAATGCTCATTACTTTGATGTAAATTGCAATTCAAACACGCACCAATGGTTTCCTTTCTCACTCGTCCTCCTTTTATTCTTTGGTTTATGTGTCCTCCAGTCTTTCCAGTACGAGACTTATAGTGGTCTATCTTGTACTCTCGCATATAGCGGTGATCATTATAAGCGTCCTCAATTTCCTCTGGTAAGTCATCCAATAATTGTCCCCAGCTCTTACCTTGACTTCTGTCTTGGATTTGTTCCATGATAAAAGCGAAGTAATCAGAGCGTATGTCATACTTGTCATCCATTAAACGTACAAACTCTGCATCAAAATTGGTGGTGTCAACTTGAGCTCTCTCTTCTTCCGTCATTAAGGCATAAGCCCACTCTTCACGGCGCAATTGAGAAATATCAAGTTGATCTCCTAAATCAACTGGGGCGGTAGTTTCCTTTCTTGTAGGTTTCCCTAAAATAAAAGGTAACAAAACTCCAGTATTATTATTCTCACCTCCTTGTAAATGTAATCCTAAAATCTCGCCATTGCCTTTACTATTCAAAATGGGTGATCCTGAAGACCCTGGTATAGTTGATATATTGTAATCAACCATACAAATATCCTCAGACTTAGCCATGTTAGAATAACCAAACACTATTTGATCGTTAATTATTGAGAAAATCTTAATAGGTGTAACCCTATTAGCTGATGTCCCTAATTTTCCCATTCCAATTCCCAATTGTGAGAAAACTTTAGATGGGGTAGCAACAATTATAGTGTCTAAACAATTAGTTGGAGACATATACATCACGTTCAATCGGTTCAATGCAGAAACTTTGATCGCCTTATCACCATTACACATGTACATGTTCTCATAATCTTTATTCATAGTCAAAACGTGTGCAGCTGTGATAAAACAATCTTCTCCTTTGTACGTAATACGCGAAAAGAAACCTACTACTTCACCATGGACTCTGAAAACACCGACAAAAGGGGGCAATGAAGTTGCTTTAAACAAACGTCCATTAACTAACAAAGACTCCTTCGTGTTGTTCTTAACTTTATCCACACTGTTATCTGTTGTGCGCAAAAGACTAAGAACTTCTCTAAGAGTTTGCGTTATCCCCACATTTACT